ATAGATCAGCATCGATGTCGATAGCACGAACCCATCCCTGAGCATCTGGAATATGATCAGACTTGCCAGCACGCATGTGCCGTACATCTGCGATCCAACCGTCAGACGCACGATCACGCTCTGAGAAGGAATCATCAAACTGCTTTCTTAATTGGGTTGCAGCTTTGCTTAATCTTGGTTTCATGCTTCTTCAACAATAGGTGTGTAAAAAATATCATTATCAAAATCATAAACATCACCAATTGCAGCAAACTTTCCGCGAATGGTTGAGTTATATGAAGTCTTGATCCAAGCACCACCAAGATTATCTATAAGCCATTGATAACCTTCATCTCCTGCTGGATCGTTATTGTCAGTTACTAGAACACGCAAAACAACATTGTCTTCATTTATCTCTGCAAAGTGCGCCATTATGTGTACCTCACTATAACTACTCCTGAACCACCTGTCGATGTGCTACTGCCTTCTCCGCAACCACCAGCACCACCACCAGTGTTTACTGTGCCGTTTGCACCTGCACCAGTTTTTGCACCATTACCGCCGCCTCCTGCGCCACCAGTTCCAGCAGTAGTTGAACCATAAGCACCACCACCACCACCACCTGCGTAAGTTGTTGCAGTACCGCTGCCGTTCCAATAAACACGACCAGCACCACCATTACCTGAAACGCTAAGAACTCCAGCTCCGCCAACAGCACCTGCTCCACCGCCACCTGCTGTGTTGTCACCAGTTCCAGATGCACCACCGTTATTACCAAAGCCAGTTGCTCCGCCTGTGTTTCCTTGGGTTGCAGCGCCACCTGCTCCGCCTGTATCACCAGCACCACCACCAGAACCACCAGTTCCAACGGAATTAATGTTGCCGCCGCGACCACCGCCGTTTGAAGTGATTGTGTCAAAAACTGAATTGTTTCCTGCAGCGTTTGCGCCACCTGCGCCAATAGTTACTGTGTAATTACCTGTCGTTACAGATCGCACCGCTTGATATGAAAGCCCACCTGCTCCACCGCCGCCAGTTGAATCAGCTGGAGATCCACCACCGCCAGCAACAACCAAAACTTCGACATCTTTCATACCCGTAACTCCAAATGTGCCAGATGAAGTAAAAGTATGGTAGGTGTAACCGCCAGCAGTTGTTTTTGTGCCACCAGTAGCTATAAAAGATGCACCGCCACTAGCGGCAATAATAGGAATTAACGAGTTAAGCATTAAGCAATGCCACCAATTACTGTCCATGAGTTAGCAGCTAACTTAATAGCTGCTGCTGCTTTGTAGCGAGCTAAAACTGGAGCTGCGGCTACTGCACCTGCGCTGACTACTGTGGTAGTTCCAGATGTTACAGCTTGGATTGTGGTGATACCTGCACCCTTTTGATAGACCAAAAGAGTTGTGCCAATAGGAAAGTTATAGGTTGCATCGGTAGGGATGCTAAAGATGTTAGCTGCTGCGTTGTCCATGGTGACAATGGAATAAAGACCGTCTGCTTTTACAGCTGTGTAAGTAGTACCTGTTTGGGCATTGACGGTTAGACCAGCGAACTCTGTGTCGATGTCCTGACCAAGCTCTGCAATAGCAGTAGCACCATTTTTAACAAGGTCGCTTGACTGCGGAATATCAAAGCCGAAGTTTGTGGTGGTTGTTGCCATTAGGTTAGTGCTCCAGTCGCGTTAGTCCAAGTAAGTGTAGCATTTACGCCAGTCCAAACAAGTGAGGCTGGCAATACTGTTTCCCATTGAGTTGTAGATAGTGAGAAGTCCGTAGCTGAGATGTAGAGGGTCAAATCCACATAGGTAGGGGTTGCCTTCATGACGATATTTTCGACAAAGCCGTCAAAGGCTCCACCGAGCATGTTGGCTGGAAGATTCTGAATAATTACAGGCTGACCAAAAAAGACATTGATTAGGTTATCTAGCAAGCTGCTAGGCATGTTGGGATTATCAAGTCTAAAAGTAATGGCTTCCAGTGAGCCTCTAGGAGTCTTTCGAAGGTTTAACTCTCTGCTGCCAATAGCAGTAATGTCAGTTAGACCCTTGATGTTTGACTCAAAGGATCTCTCGTAGAGGCCGTAAGTGGCAATAGAATCGCTATCAGAGGTACTGTAAGTAGAGCCATAAGATGCGCCGTATTTATAGATCAAGCTGTTACGGATACGAGCAATCTGAGTAACGGTCTTTAATGAGCTTGGTGAGGCGTAATCGCCATCTAGGCTAGTAAAACCATTGGCAATGAGATAAGTAGATCTGTGATCAGCATCGTCATAATTAACCTTGCCAGTCTTAGACTCATAGATCTGACCTAAAGCAGATGTGGCAATCTGATTGGCAAGGCCAGAACTTTTTTCAGTTGGAGAAGCTGCAAGATTGACCATTGTGTAGAAGCCTGAGTCAATTGTGCCGACTGTAGTTTCAGCATTAGCCCAAGTGGTTGTCGCTGGATAGGCAGTCCATGTAAGTGTAGGGGTTACTTCTGTCCATGCAAGGCTAAGGGCTGAGCCTAAGATCGCTGCAATCTGTGCACCATCTAAACCTTCTGCAAGGGCTGTGTTATAGATGTTCTTTGTAAGCCTTGAAAGATTACCTACGCCTAAGATTGTGCCATAGGTAATATAGCCAGTCTCGTCTGGTGATCTGACCCCGATGGAGAAGTCTGAAACCTCACCAGCAAATACCGTGACATAAGTGCCGCTAGAGTTTTTAAGTTCTAGGGTAATTGTCTCGGTTACATTGATCGTAAAGGGTGCGCCATTAGTGTTGATGATTTCTACTCGACAGTAACCTGCCGTAGGTTGCTTATCAATATCTAAGCGACCAGAGGCAAAAGATACAGAAGTTACAGTTGTATAGACATCATCATCAACCGTGACTCGCCATTCAGGAAGCCATGGCATTATCCAGTACCCTGTATCTCTAAAGTTCCTCGATTTTGGGCATCTGTAATTACTTGTTGAATAGCTTCTGCAATGGCGTTTGGATCGCCAATTCCAGTATTGACAGTAATCTCTACACTGTTCTTGTATCCTGCCGTGCCTGCTCCAGCAAGATCTGCTGCATCCGCTGCTGCTTGCGCTGCGGCTGCGGCTATCGCTGCTGCCAATTCAGCTGTTACTGCTGCCAGATCATTTTTAACCCCTGTCAAAGTATCTGTAGCCAATACAGCAAAATCTGCGGTTGCAGCATTAGCCGCATCCGTAAGTGCTATTTCACCATCAATAAATAAAGTACCTAGAATGCCACTTGCAGCCTTAGAAGTAGTAAGGAGCGAGACTGTTGCATCTGTTGCGGTCTTAGTTATGGCTGTGGTCGATGTGTCTAACGCGCTAGTTACCTCGGCTGTTGCCTTGGTGAAAGATGATGACCATTCTGTAAGGTTAGGCTTGAGAACAGTTGCAGCGACATTGCCAGTAAATGATGACCATTCTTTTCCAGTAGCGGTAATGGCAGTGCCTACGCCACCGATTGAGGTAGTTAGAGCGTTAATAGCAACAGTCAATGGATCTACTGACCATGCACCAAACGGATCTTTCAGTTCTAAGCTTTTAACTGTAGCAAGTAACTCAGTAAGTTCTTTAGTCTTTGTCTGTGCAGTCTCTAAAGCCTTCTGGTACTTCTCGACATTAGTAAGATTTTCTTCTTCGATCGCCTTCATGAGCTTTAGGCGAATTGCATCTTCTTCTGAGATCTTACCCTTTAGGGCTGCCTCAATCTGGATCTTCTGTAGATCAAAAGTTGCTCTAGCCTTGGCAAGTTTTAATTGATCTTGCTGTGCCTTAGTAAGAGCTTTTTGAGTTTTTGCTTGATCTTCAGCCATTTTTTTGGCAGTAGCCGCTGCCTTGATCTCGGCCTGATTACGCATGAATGTGCCAGCAGGGCTTTTAGATCTTGGTGCTTTCTTCTTATCAACTGGAATAAATCCATATTTGTAATCTACGCCTTTTAGGACTTCTCCTAGGCTCATCTCAGAAGTACCAGTTGCCAAGCGGAACAAATTGGCTAAAGCTGTAGATAATGTATCTATCTTTTTGGTAGTTTTATCAACATCTCCGCCGCCAAGTTTAATGACTGCATCTAATAAAGCACCGCCCAATACTTCTTTTGCATTTTCTCCTGCAACAGTTAATTTGTCTAATTTACCTGCATAGGTATCGGCTGCCAAAGCTGCTTGACCTTGACTTATCTTTGTGATGCGAAGCAGCACTTCTTCAAAACTCATTGCAGCAAGTTGTGTTTTATTCAATCCAAGATTGTATTTGACAAGACCTCTAGTATTACCGACAAAAGCCTTACCTATATCAGCAGAGACAGTTAATAGGTCGTATCCACTTTGTGCTGAAAGATCTAAAGCAGTTTGTAATAAAGCTTGTGATTTTCTATAATCACCAGTGGTAGTAATAAGTTTTTGATAAGCAGGGCGAAGCAAGTCATCCAATACGCCATATTGTTGTTCTAGTGTAGAGATGAATGTTTTAACTTCTGGATCAGCAAAAGCCAAACCAAGGTTACTCAAAGTCTTGCTGAGGGTTCTAGCGGCTCTATCATCCTCTGCAAATGCCCTGACAGAAGCTTTTCCATAAGCAACAACAGCTCTAGTGCCATAAGCAATACCTATTGCACCTGCTAACTTTTTAACACCATTAGTAAGTTTTTGAGTTGCTGTATCAGCTTGTTTGAAAGCCTTGGCACCAGTAAATTCGGAGGCAATATCAATCTTTACTTGTGCCATGATTAGCCTCTCACTGTTGAGCGTTGATTAAGTTTTGTTTTTGCATTATCTATTGCTTTAAGAACGGCAGATAAAGCTTTACCATTATCTTCTTCATAAGCACGATATAAGCCACGACCTTGACGATTGCCAGATCCCTTAATCTGTGATGGGAATTTGCCATCTAAATTTTGCACAAATATGCTGCTTGGGTTTTTAGTTCCAGCCACTTCATATATTGCACCAGCGCGAGACTTATTAAATAATTGAGCCAAGGAACGAAAGCCTCTAGAATTTCTTTTAGAAGGACTGGTCTTAAAACCTACATTTGCTTTTACAATAGAAGGCACATATTTAGGAAAACGAGAAGTATTAAAAGCAGATGAAGCAGCTGTAATCTGGTTTCCTGAAATTCCCCAATTTGACAAAATCTGATTATCGTTGGGCATGTAACCTCTAGCGGTTTTGGCTATCGGCTTCAAGGCTTGAGACATTTCTTTAGTCAAACCTTTTGCAAGATCTGGGGTGAATTGTCTTAAAGCCTTACGGAGTTCAACGCCGCCCTTTACGCTTGCTGGCATCGCTGACCTCCTTCGCTTCATCCTTTAACGCTTCAAACAATGCGTTGAGCATTGTGCGATCTATTTCTAATAATTGCTGTGGCGCGATCCCTAACCTAATGCTTAGCCTAGCAATTAGGTAGGTGAACGGAAGATCGCGCTTTAAGCTAAAGGGTCTGAGTCCTCCACCGAGACTGATTTAAGAGTCTCGATGAAGTCAATCCCAAAAGGCTTAACAGATTCACCTGATCTGCGTGTGACTTCCCATGCAAGCCAATAAACATCCGACTGCTTTTCCTCATCGCGGAAAGCCTTGTGGAAACCCTTTTTAGCGTATTGCTCAAACGAATACTCCACTGCTGGAGTAATCTCGCCTTCCAATACGCTTCCATCTGTACGAACGATCTTTAGTCTTGCCATGATTAGCCCCTTAATTTAGTTGTTTAGAATGTGCCTGTAGTTGCTACTGCAACTGTTGAGTTAGCAGTAAATGTAATCGATTGCATACCAATATCACTAACAGCACCATTGATATCTGTGGTGTTGTTTACCAACAGAGAAACGGTGTAGAGAGGGTTGGTTGCTGAAACTGCTGTTCCCTTTGTCTGTAGGAATACAGCTGTAACTGTTGTTCCCCATGCAGCCTGTAGTGTTGCCAATACATTTGCTGATGCTGTGTCGTTTAGGAAGTCAATAGTGACAGTAGATGATTCCAAGCCTTTTACAAACTTGTGTGCTGTGTCACCCATTGCAGTAACTTCTAGCTCATCGAATGTACGGTTGATTGTTACTGCTGTGACATGGTCAGAAAGATCAACAGAGTTAATCTTAACGCCGACATTGTTATTTAGAAATACAGCCATTAGGATTATTCCTCGTCTTTCTTAGTAGTTACTGGCTTTGGTGTTGGTGTGCTAACCTGCCCGATTTTCTTCAGGAAGGCTTCGTTCTCTAGTTCCCACTCGGACATATTAACTCCAACTCGTAAGGATTGATACCGACATCTCGCAGCTGAGTAGGTCACCCGAAGCAGCATTGAGAATACTTGGTGCGCTGATTGCGCTTACATTATAGACCAGAGATGATGCCGCGAGTTTATTAAACACTCCAACTACAAAATCTTCTATGCCGTTTAGGTTGCCTTCGTTATCAAACAAAGGCGTTGTAATGATAATCTTAAAGTTAGCCATTGGGCTGATAGTTATGTGCTGATTATTAGTAGGCACAATGTATTCGTCTGCTGGGCTGACAATAACTGAGTTAGCCAATACCGTGGCAGGAGGAAAAGCAAAAACTTGATATTTAGTGTTATCTACTAAAGCAGTGGCTAAAGTAGTTCGCAGTGTGGTGATCGCGACTGGAGGCATTAGCCCACCATCGAGCGCGGATCTAGTGCGTGTGCGATCAATCCTCGCACCTTAGCGAGAAGCTGTGCGCTCATTCGATAAGGGCTTGGCTGGAAATCGACTGCGTTACTGCCAGAAAGGGTGGCTGTTCGCGCTTGCCAGATTTCAACAGATATCATTAAAGCTGCGTTTTGGATTGCTTCGTCTGTAGTCCAGTCAGTGTAAGTGGTGGTCGATACAGTGCCATAAGGATAAATAGGATGATACTTTTGTGCAGTTGCATGACTTGTTGCCATGGTGATGGAATATGTGCCAACGCCAGTAATTGTCTTGGTGCCATTATATGAAGTGCCTGAATTAGC